CGCATAAATAATAACAGTGAGTACTACACCGGACGCAAAAATTAAACCATTACGAGCAGCTAGTGTTAGACGATGGTTGAAACGGTGTGCTGCCCTGTCAAGTGCTTGAACCGTCCACACCTTTAGTCTCAACGAGATGTTTAAGCAGGCCGACTTCAGCCATACGATGCTTTCGTTTATCTTTTCTTTCATGTTGAACCTCTTTAAATTGCTGGTTAAAAATGCGATCAAAATTGTCGCCATAAGTTTTGCTATCCTTTACTCTAGACCTATCACCTTTACCGCCATGTGTTGGGTCAGCCATCATTCATGCTCCTGATAACAGACACCAAAACTAATTAAGATAAAGGGTAAGGATATAAGTATACCCTCAAACTCTGCTACCTCTAAGTCTTCACGACCCCTCCTGCTTATCCAGACAGGCCGTGAATTAGAGAACTCTATGTCAAGTCCCACCCCATTTCTAAACTCAACGGTTAGGGACTGCCCAAATAAATCTATTGTCATATCATGCTGCCTTCATAAAGTTATTGTTTCTAATAGCAGTTCTAATTAACTGATGTCTCTGATGCTTAACTGCTGCGATGTTACCTGATGTACCTTGTCTAACTGTCCCACCATGTGAAGACCAGTCAGTCATAGCATTATACACTGCCCAGTAGTTAGAGCCTAAACGCTTTCTATATACTTGAACGTACTTGTTCCAGATATATTCTAAGCTGCTACTTTTTCTAGGCATATCTGATAGAACCATATCGCCCTGAGTGATCCCGCTTTCTATTAGACTTAAAGCTGAGCTGCACTTCAACGCCCGTGCAAAGAATTTAAATGCCTCATTGCTTGAACACTCTGTGTTGTCCCACTGCTGCCACAGGTCTCTCTCATTGTGGAATGTCTCCAATGACCGCGTGATGATACGACCACCCGCCTCAATGTCCAACGAACGTGTGTGCTTAGCACGATACACTGCTACCTCACCACCTACAAAGACTTGTAAGTTTGTACACGCACTCTGAATAGCTGCTGCGCTAATCATAAACGGCCACGTACCATCGAAAGATGAGATAGATAACAGGCTCAGTGATGCGCTGTCACCATCGCTGGTTCTATACGTGTGCTCTGGCAATGTGTATTGCACAAAGGTTCTCGCCCCATCGTGTGAAGTACGTATCTGCTCACGCATCTTGTTAATGGCAAGCCCGGACCGCTCAATGATATTGCGGGTAACATCAATCTGATGCTTAGGAGCTACCGCCTTGTAGCCGTGGCCGTGGATACCTAACTCACCACCAGTATCGGTGCGATAGATAACAGACTTAGAACTAGGGAACTCTGTGCCGTCAGCATAATAAACTAAGGGTGATGTAGCTATATCAAAGTCGGCTGACCCGTAACCCCCATCCCTTATGGCTGTAAGTGCTGTGTTGTTTGCAAACATCGGTGTAATATTATTCATTTCAATCTCCAAGATGTACTTTATGTACAAAGTTATTAAATTAATTTCGATCCTGAGTTGACAACATCCTAATCACTATTATAATAGCTACTAAGTTGCTGAGTCAACCATATGTTTAAACTATTTAATTGTTCACTTATGGAACAGCTACCGCTGGAACTACTTCTCCACTAATGTAAACATCTTCTAAGTCTTTAAAGGTTAAAGTATCTTCTAAACATCGCTTACATAATTGTTCACTGTGGATATGATCAACATAATCATTAAGGCACAGTGAACAGTTTAGAATCCGTCCGTACTTATCCGATCTTATCGTCATCTTCTACTACTCCTGTGTCTGTTACTATTTCCACGGGCGTTACCTCCACTATATGTTCGTTGTACTTCGGGTAACTTCGGTTAACTCCCGCGAACTTCAAAGCTTCTTCGGGGGTAGACGCGGCTACATCAATGTAGTAACCGCTCACTTCTCCCATCAGCACCTTGTATGTCTCTATCTTTTCTTCTGTGTCTATTGGTTTGAAGCTCACGCCTCACCTCCTAGACGCTCAAGGGCTGCTTGTTCTTCGAGGGCTTTGTGTGCCTTGCTCAGCAGTCGCATCTCTTTACTGAGTGCCACCGCACCGCGATCACTTAGCTCCACGTTGTTTAGATCATCCAACACCCCTTCGAGTGCCACTGATACCAGCTCTAACATAATGTCTGTCTCGTTTATATTTGCAGTTGTCATAGTGTTGCGCCCCTAATATTTTTGCGTAGCCATTTATCGGATAGTATTTCTTCTCTGTGCTCCAGCCTAACCAAAGGCGCAGCGGGTGTGGGTTGATGTAACATCTCGTCAGTGACATACAACTGCCGCGACAGCTTACTGTGTAGCCTTTTGTAGTCACGGCCTAAAGCCTCCGCATATTCCCACATCGTGTAGCCAACACCCGTTTGCAGCTTAGGGTTACACCCCCTATACACCAGCCGCTTAGTGCTCTTCTTTGATCCCATCATCTTTGGGTTCTCCTAAATAAGTTATGATGTAGTATGGGCTATACACCTGCCCAATCTTGTGTGCATCTTCTAGTGTTGAGGAGTACTGAGTACAGCCTGATTCGTCCCAATCAATTGCCCACATAGCTATCTCTCCACCGTTACTTTAAAGTCTACCGCATCTATCTCAGTGCGAACTGCATCGACAATGAATTCTTCTAAGCTATCTCTCACTACAGATATAACATCTCCATAGTCTATATCTTCATTAGCTTTTTGCTCTAAGTCAGAGATGCGATACTCAAAGTCATCGCCCTGACTGTCAAGAGTTTCAGCTAAACGCTCAACGTCATGCATACTGGATTCTACTTCTTCTACACTAGACTCTAAGCCTTCAAGCCTCTCTATAATGTTAATGTTATTTGCCTCGCTGTAATCAAAAGAAATATCTGTATCGAGACCCATCACCTTCCGCTCTAACTCTGCAATTCTATTAGCATCGCGGATATGTATAGCTTCTGCCTCACCATAGAGATGATGCAGCGCCTTGTTCTCTTCTTCTATCTGTTTAACATCCTGCATTAGCTGTTCTATCTTCAACCATTTAGGATCACCTGTCTCTGATGATGCTATCTTAGCCATTACTCTATCATCTACCCATGCTTCTATTACTTCGATTAAAGTTTTCATAGTTTGTATCTCCAATTAGGATTTAGTTTTATCCAGCAAGCTGCACAAATGTACAGCCCCCTGTCTTTTACATCAGCTACTTTGCCACAGCTACACTTAACCATCTATTCACCTATCAAGTAGCTATAGTGGACTTCACTTACATGGTAAGCATCTTTCCACTTAGTAGATTTAGTAGCTAGGAAACTACACCAGCTATTCCATAGATTTTCTGTGCCATATTCATGACATATCTGTACATAGTTCCTAACCTTTTTCTTGTTAGCTTCTAAACCCTTTGTAGTCTTAGGATTTTTAAGCAGTACAAATTCTTTAGCATCTAAACCATACATCTTTAAGTTATGGCTATCCATGCATCCCACTAAACCTGCTGTTAACTGACACATAAATCCTGCTTTAGCCATACCTAATCCATCAACTCGAAGGAATATTTTCATCAGGCTCATAGCTTTACTAGCATCTGTCTTACTGCTATTAATAACAGCCATAACTTGAGCATACATCTTATGCTTGTTAGCTTGTAAGTAAGTGTAAGTTTTCTTTTTACCTCCCCAAAGGGACTTAGCTTCTAATCTATTAGCACGAACATCTGCTAACTGTTTACCTATATTTAACCACGGCTGTCTGATACTAAGGGCGCCCATTAAACCTACATCAGCTAAATTATCTGCTGATACCTGTGAGTAAGCTTGAACTGCTGTTGCATGAATTTTGTACATAAACACCTCGTTTGTTTTTGACGTTTTCAAAGCTACTGGGAAGTCGATCAACTGTCAACCGCTTTCCCTGTGCATTATGCTGTTGTGAAAGAGCGCATCATAGGTCATACAACACAAGTAACTCTAACAGGGACAGCGATGTATAGCAAACAATCGCAATAAATATAAGCTCCGATACTTTAGTTATCAATAAATTACTATTAAACTTTCTCATTTTCTACTCCAAATATTCTATTAGTCATAGTTTTGTCAGCTATTGTTGCGCTAACATCTATCAAATCCATTAAAATTCTACGATCATTGTGATCAATGTTTAAGTTATATACCCAATCGTATAGACCTTTAAAGGTTTTTATATTATTTACATTAACTTCAGATAGTTTCATTATCATATCTCCACTCTAAGTTAAACACTGAAGGGAAGAACTCTCTATTCCAATCTGAACGCTTTAAATCTTGAACCCATACCCTCCCAGTACTACTAGGTTTATGAGGCGGTGAACCCCCCATAACTATCCATGTATCACTAGTGCTACTAGTTACTAGCTCTCTGTCATCTACTGGTAGCCCTGTTTTTTGATGCACTAAAGTATAGCCCTGCTTTATAATAGTCATTATACTATTCCTTTTAATTTATTATTTAATCTATCTAATTCTAAAACCAGAGACTCAAGGCTTCCATCATGCTTATAGATATGTATATCCTTTTTCTTCCGGTCATAGTAACAACATTCTATCTCATCTTTTATCTCTGATAAATCATATGATCCGAACTCATCATACCAGTTCTCATCACCTGTTAATTCTATATCTGAT